CTCTCTGCCAGGGAGATTTTATCCGCGCACCCAATGGCGGGTTCCGGTTCGAGAAGCGCAACGATGGCCGCACGCTCATCTGGAAATTTCCCTTCGACAAGAATGGCAAGTCCGATGGTCATAAATATTACATCGGAGCGGACTCCGCGGCAGGCGTTGAGGACCGCGACTTTGCGGCCGGCGTGGTGCTTTGTGGACAGACCGGCGAATTGGCGGCCCGCATTGCCGAGACCATGGACCCTGAAGAGTTTGCCGACCAACTGGACATGATGGGCCGCTGGTACAATCTCGCGCTCATCAATCCCGAACTGACCGGAGGACTTGGCCGCTGGACGCTGGTGAAGTTGCGCGACGTTTTCCGCTACCCGCAAATCGCCAAGTGGAAGGGGCGCTTCGACCGCAAGCGCGGCAAGGACATCTCGAACGCTCTCGGCTTTGAAATGAACAATTCGACCCGGCGCCTCATCATCGACGCGGCGCGCTCCGGCATGCGTATGGGCATGAAGGGCGAACCTGGCGGCCTCTCGATCAACGACGAAGCCCTGCAAACGCAAATTTCGCTGTGCACCATCAAAGAGTGGCGCTGGGAAGTGGCGCGCGGGCATGACGACATTCTGGTGGCGTGGGCGATTGCCTGCCTGACGCGCGAGGAATTTCCGCCGCCGCGGATGACATTCGCTCCGAAATCGACGATGGAGCCCGAGACCCCCGCACAAAAACTAGAGGCGCTCGGCATTGGCAGCGTCAAGCTTGAATCCGAACTGCCAGGAATGTTTGAGTCAGAAATGCGCAGAATCATCCGGCAAGCGGGACTCAACTCAGCAATGCGCGGCACTGGCAGAGTGAAGCGAGATAGGTTGATCGGAATATGAGTGCTTACAGTAGGGACGGTCTGAGTGTAGAGGCATATCTGGCCAGGCTCCTGACAGCCATCATTCGGCAGAACGGCGGAGAACTGCGCATCAAGGGCGAGATTGTGGACATGGTGGGCGAGCCGACTGCATTCATCAAAGAGTGGGACAAGGAAAAGCAGGAAGTCGTTTTGCGCTGCGGCGTCGGCTCTTTCGTTGAAACTTTCCGCGTGGTTCCCGAGAAACCGACTGGTCCGCAAACCCAGATTCCGGCCGCGGCGCCGGCGAACGGCCACGCCGTTGACCCGCTGGCCGGCTTCTTCCGTGAGGCCGCTCCTGCCACGGACCCTGTAGACAAGTCTCGCAGCGTCTCTACCCTTGAAGGGGAAAGACTGGTAGAGCTCGAAAATAAGTTGAAGAAAATCAGACTGAAGCGTATGTTCCAAGAAGAGATTGAGGCCAACCAACGAAAAGCAGCACGACAGGAAAGGACAACGCCATGACCGACCAAGTTCAAACCGTAGAAGCGCCAACCCCTCCCCAGAAATCCACCAAGGAAGCGTTGCTCGAGAGCGCCGCAAGGATTCGCGCGGTGGCCGTCAAGCTCCCGACTCCCGGCGTCCTGGACTCCAGCCTCCACCACGACCTTCTGCAAAAAGAAGTAGCCGTGATCGAGAAGATTGCCAACGCCCTATGAGCGACGAGAACGGAGAAATCCTCGCTCCGCCACACCTGCTCCTTGAGTTTGACCCGGCCAGCCACGCCGTGATCATCAAGGGCAATGTGGCGAATCTCGACATGGCTCTGGCGATTCTTGCGCAAGCGTCCCGCGAAATCGAAACACAGTGGCGCATCACGCGAGCACTTGAAGCGCAGGCGGCTGCCAAGCAGCAGAACGAACAGCAGCAGCGCGTGGCCGACATTCTCAACATGGGCGCGAGACGGCACTGAAAAATAAACCCATCACCGAAGCGCAGCGCCGCGAGGCCGCCGAACAAAAGGCCCAGCAGAAGCGTGCGCAGCAGGAAGCCAAGCGCCAGGACGCGGAAGCCAAGGCCGCGCTGCGCTCGAAGCAAGTCTTTCAGGGCATGTGGGAGCAGTTCTCTGAAGACATCAAGACCGGGAAAGCCTTCGCCTACAATCGCCTGCTTCTCAACCTCACCAAGTTTTCAACCGACCTCGTGCCCTCGTACTACACCGCGAAGGAATATCAGGCCGCGATTGCTGAAGCCGCGGATTATTCGAAGAGTGACGGCAAACAGTCGGCGGAAGACCCGCGAACGCTCATGGCGGCATGGTTGCGCGGGGACGACGATTTGAGCCGAATCAAACTCGATAAGGCCGCGGCGTGAAGCAAAATCCGCAGTGGGATGACGTTCCGCGCTGCCCATTCTGCGATCAGCTCATGCAACTGAACACCAAGGTTTCCACCGAAGCAACGCGCTCGTACATCTGTAGTTGCCAGGGAACCCTTTTCCACGTTAATGTTCATCGCAGACAGACCGGAGCGACGGAGCGCGATTCCTGATGTCCACGGTTCTTGAATTTCCGGCGATTCTCGGCACCGAGAAAAAGTCCGGCCCTTCCGACGCTGAACAGAAAATTTCCCGCCAGTTCGACACCCTGCAAAGAATGGCGCAACAAGAGCGTGACCAGCGTTTAGGCCCAAACCATATTCAGGAGATGAAGGATTTTTTCGAGTTAAACTACAGTTCCTCGACCGCCACGCCTTCCTACCGCCCTACCGTCGTCCTTCCTGAACTTCAATATTTGCTCATGGCCGAGGCCACCGATCTCACCAACGATTCTCCCAAATGCTACATCTCCGTGGACGGCAAGCACGATGAGGCGCGCGAGAAGGCCTTCTCCGCCGCGTGGAAGCAGGGTGCGTTTAACTCAAGAATTTTTGAGGCCGTGTTTTGGTCTCAGTTCACGAATCCCGGCTGGCTGCAGATGGGATTCAACTCCGACACGCGCAACGGGAAAGGCTCCGTGTGGCTCCGCTCGCGCGACCCTGAGACGGTCTACCCGGACCCGCACGCCAAGAATGACCGCGACTGGGCTTACGTGATTCTTGAGGATTATTTTTATGTGGATGAAGTGCGGCGTATGTGGCCCGAGCAAGGGAATCGAATCCGAGTTGGCGCGGGCTACGACGACTACGAGGACGGACAGGATGGAGGAAGCCGTTTTGATTTATCCATGGAACTTCCGCCTGGCCCCCTGCGCGTTGATGCGCCTGAGGGATTTGAGCATCAGCGCAACGGTCCACGAGTCCGCGTTCGTTACGGTTTCATCAAGGATTACGCGCGCGAGGTGGTAAGAGACATTGCCGGAGAAGAGACCGCGCAAGGTCTCGAGCTGGCCATCCGGCCAATCGCCAAATGGAAGTATCCCGGTGGACGCTTCATCGCCGAGTGCAACGGTGTCACCTTGTCCGACGGTCCCAACTGGACTCCGCGACTCCCTGAGGATGATTTCGGAACCTTCCCAATTTTCGGTGTGTGGTCCATGCCACACCCATCGAGCTTATACGGGCCTCCACCGGTACGGTACGGCAAAGGCCCCCAAGCCATCGCGGAGCGCATGTATACCCAGTTAATCGAAAACATGATCCGCACCAACAACGTGCAGTGTTGGATTCCCCGTGATTCGGGAATCGACATCGACGCCTACGGTGGGCTGCCCGGCGAGGTGCAGGTGTACGACGGCGACAAACCGCCGACCATGACCGTGCCGCCGCAGATTCCTCAGCACATGACGCAGATCCCAGAAGTCTTACTGCAGAAAGTAGCGCGCTACGTGGGCTTCACTCCCGAGCGGCAAGGGCAGGCGGGCGACGGCAACATCTCCCCGGAACTCTTTGACGCGAGCCTCTTCCAATCCCAGAGTATCCTCCGCATGAAAGCGCGGATGCTGGCCGAGACCTACCAGCGCGTCACGCAAATGGCGTTTTACATGATGGCCAGATTCAAAATCGAGAAGGACCAACTGAAGGCGCCGCGCAAAGAGGACGATAAGGGCGTGGTCTGGACGCCGATACCTGGCACCACGGAAGCGCAAATCGAAATGGATGAAACGAGCGTGGATGCCTTGTCCGGGGCAATGTTAAAGAAACTCGTCCCGGCTCTCGCCAAAATGGGCATGTTGCCTGCGAAGTATGTTCTCGAAACGATGGGCATTCCGAACGCTGAAGAGATAGCCAATGCCGCCGAACAACAGAACGCATTAGCGGCTTTAGCCAAATTGAAGCGGCCCCGGTGATGGAAGCTGCAACCCAACCAGAACCTCGCAAGCTAACGGTCGCCGAAGCTGCAAAGTACTTCGGAAAGACCGAACGTCGTATCCAGCAATGGTGCCAAGACGGATGGTTTCTGGCCTTCAACTGCACAGTAATTCGTGAGCGTTGTGGTCGTTGGATCATCGTAATTCCTGACTGAATCGTTGGGGATGCGAAATTCAAGGGATTGACTCGGCTGCCCTTTACCCCGCACTCTCGCGCTGTGAGCGATGAGTTCCGACTACGAAATAATCAAGATCAAGGAAGAAAGCCATCCGCAGGATCACTCGCGGATATTTCTCTGCCAAATTGCCGTTCGGGGGGTGCCGTGCGTTCCGTTCTACTCCCACGTCATCCAGCGACAGCAACTCGGTGAAGAGGGCTGGCTGAAAAGTTTGTGTGACAGCGCTGAGGATATGTTGGCGCAGTTCGGCAGGTCCGATTCGGTTTTAGTGTGAGGACGAAATGGCGAAAAAGCGTTCGAGCGGCAAGATGAAGAACACGCGGATGGCCAAGCG